ATCCAGCAGCCAATGACGCTTTCGGCTGAGTTCAACAACCTTGATCCAACGGCGACATACACCCTTTACCTGATGGTGGAAAAGGATCTCGCAACAGGTCCAATTGTCGTCCTGGACACCTACATTCGCGCTCTTTCAGATTGAGGCCAGCTATGAAGTATTTCCATATAATCGTTGATGGCCGCGAGGTTTGGGGGTCTGGTCCGGTCTTGCCCGAGGATGCGACTGAAATGTCGGAAACCGAGTGGCAGGCCGGAATAGACGCTGCACGTATGCAGCCAGCGGCAACGCTTTTACAGATCAAGTCGGCGCTTAAAGTCGGCATTGATGCAGCCGCAGAAGCTGAACGCTTGAAATACATCACGCCCGGCCATGGTCAGGCGATGACGTATCAGCAGAAGGTAGCTGAGGCGCAAGCGTACAAAGCTGCAACCACTCCGCAGCCATCAGACTATCCGATCCTATCATCAGAAGTCGGCATCACTGCTGAAACGATTGGCGAGGTTGCAGACGTAGTTCTTGCTGCCTTCGCACAGTGGCAACAGATCGGTGCTGCGATCGAGGCCATCCGCCTCGGTGCCAAGCGCGACATTGATGCAGCCGAAGATGAAGCCGTAGCGCGTGCCATCGTCGATGCGATAGAGTGGCCGCAACCGGCACTCTGATAATTCCCTGAAAACCTGACCCGCTGAGGTCCTAATCCAAGGAGTGCCGCTATGGCATCTGTGTCCTTTCACCATGGCACGCGTGTATTCGAAAGTGCCGAAACCCCGCTTCTGGTACGCATTGCGCGTACTGCTGTCATAGGTTTGATCGGCACCGCGCCGGATGCTGACCCGCTGTTGTTCCCGCTGAATAAGCCGGTGCAGATCCTGCGCCCGCAGGATGCGGCAACTCTCGGCAACGCCGGTACGCTGAAAAACTCCATCGACAGCATTTTTGACCAAGTCGGTTGTCCGATTGTCATGGTGCGCGTCGAGGAAGGTGAAACGACTGCAGAAACATGGTCGAACCTCATCGGCGACCAGGCAGCGTTCACCGGTGTCCACGCCTTCCGGCGCGCATCGTCCGACGGTCTCTATAAGCCGAAGTTGCTCATTGCTCCCGGCTTCACTCAGACCTCGCCCACCGACGGCATTGCCTCGATCAATGTGACCGCAGGCGGCACCGGTTACGACGCGGACACGACGACGGTCGCGGTCACGGGGACAGGATCCGGTGCAGTCGCAGAGGCTGTTGTTGCCGAAGGCGCGATCACCGCGATCATCGTTCGCAAGGCTGGCTACGGCTATACCGGAACGCCGGGGGTTACAATCACCGGCAAGGCCGGCTCCAAGGATGCGACCGCAACCGCCAATATCGGTTCTGTTATGAACCCGGTGGTTGCCGAGCTGATGGGGGTGGCGGAAAAGCTGAAAGCCGTTGCATATGTCGATGGTCCCGACACGACCGATCAGGCGGCGGTGCAGTATCGTGGGCTGATCAATTCGGGGCGCATCGCAATCTGCGATCCGAAAGTCTTGAAGCACGATACGGAACTTGATGCCAATGTACCTGCGCCATCCTCGCCGATCTTCGCCGCCAAGCAAGCGAAAATTGACTTGGAGCAGGGTTTCTGGTGGTCCGGTTCGAATGTCGGCATCTCCGGAATCGTCGGTGTCAATCGCCCTATCGAATATGGTGACCAGTCGAACTACCTCAACGAAAACCGGGTCAACACTATCGTCAATATCGACAATACCGGTTTCCGGCTCTGGGGTGTCTGGACCTGCGCTGCAGAACCTCTCTGGCAGTTCATTTCCGTACGGCGCACCGCCGATGCCATCAATGAGGCGCTGGAAAAGGCATATCTCGAATTTGTCGACAAGCCGTTCTCCCGCGCCAATCTGAAATTTATGGTCGAGGGCGGACGCGCATTCCTCCGGCAGATGGAAGCCGAAGGCGCAATTCTGCCCGGTCATGATTGTTGGCTGCTGGATACGAACACCGACAACGATATGGCGCAAGGCATCATCAAGCTTGGTGTGAGGTTCGAACCGCCTGCACCGATGGTCGATATCCGTATCACGGCATATCGCAACATCGCGAGCTATACGCTGCTGCTCAACCAGGTTGCGCAGGAAATCACTTCCGGATCGGCTGGCTAACTGCCAGCCCATTACGATCCAATTCTCCCACTTCAACGTCATTAAGGGGTTAGGCTCATGTCTGACATGCCGCGTTATATCCTGCGGAACTGCACCATATTTGCAGACCGCGTTTCGAAGATCGGGCAGGCAAGCGAGATCACGCTGCCAGTTCCGACGGAAAAGGTCGAGGAACTTCGCAATGCCGGTATGGTGCTGCCGATTGATGTCCCGATGGGTTACGAAAAGATGGAGGCGAGTTTCAAGCTCTCCGGCTTTGACCCGCAGGTTATTACTTTGTTCGGCCTGGAGGTCGGTTCCGAACGCGAGTTCATGGTGACGGGTGCGCTCGTGCATGAGGACGGCACCGTCGTCAATGCAACCGCCTATATTCGCGGTCGTCTCATCAAAAACGATCATGGTGCCTGGAAGCCGGGTGACATGGCCGAGAACGATTTCTCGATCACGCTTCGTTATTACAAGCTGGAAGTCGAAGGGGCCACCCTGATCGAAATGACACCGTTTGATGTTTCCATCGGTGGCACCTCGCGCACTCAATCCATCCGCAGTGCGCTTCTGGCATAATCAACTAACTTTCAAGGATATGACAAAATGACTGATAAATTAGCAGTCCTGCTTTCCAAGTCTTATAAGCTTGGCGGCACGAATACCAACCAGATAGAGTTTCGCGAGCCCAAGCTGGCAGACCTCATCGCCGTCGAAAACGTAGCAAAAGGCGGAGGCAACAATCAGGTTATGGCGCTGATGATTGCCCAGCTATCCGGGTCGACCTATCAGGAGGTAGCCGAATTCAGTGTAACCGATTACGAGCGTTGCACAAAGGTGGTGTCGCCTTTTTTGCGGCAGGGCACCTCGGATGGCGACGCCTGACCATCTGGCTTAGCCAGAACCTATACACCCCGATATCGACGTTTCTGGAAATGACGCCGCAGGAAGCCTTGCTGTGGCGTGATGAGGCCGTCGATCTGATGAAAGCAAAGAGAAAATAATGGCTGTCCTGAGTTCCAAGCTTGTTGTTTCGCTCGTCGATCAGATCACCGGTCCAGCTCGCGGTGTTGCTGCTGCGCTCGACGGTCTTAACCGTCGTGCCAGCAGAACCACGTCCGCGATCATGGGGGCGGGCGGCGGCTTTTCCGTCGGGGCTTTGGCTCGCAACCTTGTCGCCATTGGTGCGGGTTATGTCGGCGTTCGTGAGGGCATCGGCGGCACCGTCGGCGCTGCCATGAAATTCGAGGAAGCGTTCGCCGATGTCCGCAAGGTCGTCGACGGCACACCTGCGCAATTGTCAGTGGTTCGATCCGAGATCCTTGGCCTATCCAAGGAACTCCCGGTCACTGCCGATGGCCTTGCCTCAATCTATGCCGCTGCCGGTCAGTCTGGCGTTGCCTTGCAGGAACTGACCAAGTTCTCGGAAATGGCGGCAAAGGTCAGTGTGGCATGGGACACGTCGCAGGGAGAAACCGGCGATGCACTGGCGAAGATCAAAACCCAGCTTGGCTTTAACGTCGACCAGATCGGTTTGCATGCAGATGCCATCAATCATCTTGCGAACAATACCGCTTCGGCTGCTCGCGACCTTGTCGAGTTTGACAAGCGCGTCGCCGCAACCGGCAAGATGTTCGGCTTTTCGGATACCCAGACGCTCGCTTTCGGTGCGTCTATGATTTCGGCAGGTGCCGAGGCCGAAGTTGCAGCAACCTCTTTCCGCAACATGGGTCGCGCGCTGACGAAGGGCGAGCAGGCGACAAAGTCGCAGCGTATGGCGTTTGCAAAGCTTGGCCTCGATTCCGTCAAGGTATCGAAGAACATGCAGAAAGATGCGCTCAAAACCACATTGAACGTGATTGAGCGGATCCAGCAGCTGCCGAAAGATCAGCATATCAGTATTGCGTCCGCCTTGTTCGGCGATGAGGCGCGCGCGCTGATGCCGATCATCGCCGATACGAAAGAGCTTCGCCGCGAACTTGCGATGATTGGCAGTGAGGCAAACTACAGCGGATCTGCGTTTCAGGAATATATGGTTCGCGCCGAAACGACGGCGAACGCCTTGCAGCTGCTCGGAAACAAGATCAAAGCCTATGGCATCGGCGTCGGTGACAGCTGGCAACCGACGATCAAGGATATGAGCCTTGGTATCGGCGATGTGCTGGATACTCTGGATAAGCGCGTGGGCGTCATCGACAAGATCGAAATGGCCGTCAAAGGCCTGATGAGCGGTTTCGGGTATGGCGGCGAGGGCGGCACGCGCCAGCTTATCAATGATCTCGGCGATCTCCTGTTCGGTAAGGCTTTTGAAGGTGACAGCACACAGGTCGATCAGCGTATGATTGATCTGGCCAAGCTTTCGAACAATTTCCGCAAGATCGGTCTCGACCTGAAGGCTTTCGCCAAGGATATCGGGTCGGGCGATATTCTCGGCGCTGCTGGGAATATCTCGGAAGCTCTCAGTAAGATGTCCGGCGCTACCACAGTAATAAGTGCAATAGGTATCGCCGCTACCGGTGCAGCAATGATCACACTGGGGCGCGGAATTGTCAGATTGGCATTCTCACCGTTTGGTCGAATTGGCTTAATCGCAGCGGCTATGGTCCCGCTCATCAATGCGGCAAAGGGCGCGGAAAGCTTAGGTGATTTTGCTGACAATCTGAGCAAACTATCGATGGTGGATTGGATTAGCATAGCCGCTGGAATGGCCGTCGTTGCTGGCCCATTGATGAAACTTCGGAATTTGATAGCCGGTGGCGCTGCCGCTACTGCGGCTACAACGGTGGCTGGTGCGGCGGGTGGTGGCGCTGCAGCTGCTGGCGGTGCAGGCGCAGGATGGTTAAGCCGTATTCTTGGTGCTGGTGGTGGCACTGGGGGCATGGTGGCCCGTGGGGGCTTATGGGGGCTTATGGCTTACGGCCTCTACAAAGGGCTTGAAGCAAAAGGCCCTTCAGATCCTCGGTACATAAACCCGGAATTCTTTGTACAGAAGTCCAACGAACAAAGGGCCAAAGCAGGTTCTGGTGCGGGACAAGTATTACCAGCGGCGCCTCTGCCAAACCAGCCCGCGCAAAACGCGTCCCAGCCGTTTAGTTTCGGCGCGCTGTGGAGCGCATTGACTGCGCCGTCTCCTACGGCTGGCATTGCTGGAGCAAAAGGACCGGCTGATGTTTCGTTGGTTGGGACGCCATCTGTTTCAGTTGCGACGCCGGTGCAGACCATGCCGAGTGGAACGCAAGATGTGCGGATTACCAATCCGCAACCTGCTCCAGTGGTGACGGTTCATATGAATGTGCAAACCGGTGCATCGCCGGAACAGATCGCGTCTCAGACGGCACAAGCAGTCGCGGCTCAATTCCGCGCAGCGTCTGGCGGCGCATATTCCGACGGGGGAATGTAATGGCAATTCCGATGTGTTTAGGGCCTTTTATGTTTCATTCACTTCGGTTTGGATACCGGGGGCTTAAACGCGACCTTTCGACCCGTTGGGCTGACATCAACACTGTAGGCGGGTTGAACCGCCTCCAGTGGACCGGTGGCGATGATGACCGCACCACGATTGAAGGGGTATTGTTCCCGCATGAGTTCGGCGGTTTGGCCGTTCTTGAGGGCCTTCGCGGGGCCGCCGTTGCCGGAACTGTATTGCCGCTTATTACACTAGCCGGAAATGTCTACGGTATGCATGTGATCGAGGGCATTAGTGAAGACCAATCGTATCATACTGCGCTAGGACAGCCGCGAATGGATGTTTTTCGCATCCAACTCAAGCGCTACAGCGGTGGCAGCTTCTCGCCAATTTCAGTTATTCAGTCACTATTCGGGTGATGCCATGGGGCGCGTTTACACAACGATACAAGGCGAATTGGTCGATGCTATCTGCCGTAAGATTTATGGTGACGAAAGCGGCTATGTCGAACAGGTGTTGGAAGCTAACCCTGGTCTGGCGGCGCTGCCGCATCGGTTGCCTATAGGGACAAAAATTCGTCTGCCAGACCTGAGTCAGGCAGATGATAATCAGTCCATCGTGTCGCTTTGGGATTAGTCAACCTGCGATAGCCGGTCTACAAATCAATTTGTCCGCACCTTTATTGGCCTCGGTGATTTCGTAGTTGCCTTCGGCTACTGCAGTGCTACCAGGCAGAAACCCGTATATCTGTGGGTCGGCAACTCCTACTGGCTTATCGCCCTGCATAAGTGCGCATGAGAGCTGGAGCAGACGAAAGCTAAAGTTGCTTTCGTTACTGACAGTCACCAATACAGCTGGTCCGAATGCGTTGCTAGTTATTTCCTGATTGATGATTTTCACTTCAGTCATCGCTGCCATAGCGTCAGGCGACATCAGTTTATTTTGGCCGGTTGCAACTGTTTGGGTTGCGAACAATGTGGCCAGCGCTACCGCAGCAATTCTCAACATAACTGCCCCTCATTTAGTATGTGAGATCGTAATCGATGTCCAAGACTCCAGCCTTTGAAATAAAAGTCAACGGCAAAGCCGTCGCGTCCATTGTGAATGAACGGCTTATCTCGCTGACTGTCACTGACAAAGAAGGTGTCGGTTCGGACTCGATTGATGTCGATCTGAATGATGGTAACCCGTTCGCCTCAATCCCGAAGAAGGGTGACAAGATCGAGGTGTCGCTTGGCTATACAGAGACGGGCATTCTTCCTTTTGGATCATACACGGTTGATGACCCAGAGATCCGTTGCCTTCCTTACGGCATGAACATTCGCGGGCGAGGGGCGAATATCCGCGACAAGTTCAAGCAAAGTCGTTCCCGCCACTGGGATGAAAAGACTGTCGCCGAGATCCTGCAGCAGATCGCTTCCGAGAATGGCTTGCAGCCTGTCATCGACGACGAGGTCGCAGCGCACAAATATGACTGGTTCGGACAGCAGGACGAAAGCGACATGCATGTCTGCGAGCGCTTGGCTCGTATTCATGGCGCTTTGTTCTCGGTGAAGGATGGCAAGCTGATTTTTGCCAAGCGTGGCAGCGGCAAATCTGCGAGCGGGAAGAACTTGACACCGATTGTTGTCGGGCCGTTCGAGATCGTGCAGGGCACATGCCGGATCAACTTCGCCTATCGCAAGAAGGTCAAAACGGTGCGTGCCAAGGTACGTGATCGCGCCAAGGCTGAGACGGTCGAGGTCGAGGAAGACAGCGACGATGAAGGCACCGCCGATTTCACGGTGAAGGAAAATTTCAGCACGGAAGCCGAAGCGAAAAAGGCTGCGAAATCCAAGGCTGAAAGTCTGAAAGCCGAGACGGTCAAAACCTTTGTCACGGTGTTTGGCGATCCGACCATTCGGGCAGGCGCACCGTTTTCCTACCAGAATGTGCGGCCGGAAATTGACGGCATAGAATTCATTATCGAGACAGCCACCCACCGCATCAGCAAGTCGGGATATATGACCGATATCGAGGCGAAGCTAAAGCCGGTCGCCAGCAAGGCATCCAAGGATAAGAAAAAGTCGACTACCGCCAGCACCTCGAAAACAAACGAGAACAGCCCGAAAACGCCAGCGGTGCCAGATCCCAAACCGCAAGCGCCCGCAACCTCGACGACGGGCGGGTCACCTATGGGTATGGGCATAGGCCGCGCCTAGCACCGGTTCAAATTCCAACGGGGCAATCATGAAATACATTATCCGGAATTATCCGGTCGCCTTCATCAAGTGGGCGATCTACGGGATCTTGCTGCTTATCGCCAAGCTGGTAGCGATCCTGATCGCACCGATATTGGCGCTCTGGTCGGTGTTGGCGGGGATTTCGGTTCTGCCATACCCGTTCTCGCTTTTTCACACGCATGATGACGACCTGGACGGCGGGCAACATCAGCTTGCTTGGCCACAAGCCAAGGGGGTCAAATTGTGGTGGCAGCGAACGCGGTGGATCATGCGAAACCCGGCCTACGGCTTTGCGGCCAGTGTTTTCGGTTTCCGCTTCGAAGGCGTTACCACCGTTTATCAGATCGACAGCGGCGGCTTTGACTGGTCGAAGCCCGGCACATTCTATGAGGGTGTGTATCGAGACGGGAAGGGCGGTCTGTTTTTCTCGTATCGCGCCCGCTTCAAGGTCTTCGGCAAGATCTGCGGTTGCTGGATCGGCTGGAGCTATATCGCTTACGACAATGTCAGTCTGCAGTTGAAAATCTCCCTCATATCCATCGTCAAATAGAGGCTGTCATGCAGCTTGTGCCCGATTGGCGGCGCGTCTTGCGAAAGGCGTGGTCTGTCCGCCTGATCCTGCTTGCCGGTGTTCTGACCGGCATTGAAGCCGTGTTGCCACTCCTTGGTGACACTTTCCCCATCCCCTCCGGCGCGTTCGCTTTGCTGACCTTCTTTGTGGTGGTCGCAGCCTTCGTTATGCGCCTCGTTTCTCAGAAGGTATTCCGAAATGGCGAGTAAACGCGCAAAGGCCGCTCTGGCATCTGGTCTGGGTCTCGTCGCACTGACAGCGACTTATCTGACCGCACCGTGGGAGGGTATGGAAAACCAGGCCTATTATGACAAGCTCGGCAGGGTTTGGACTGTATGTCTCGGTGAAACCAAGGGCGTGCAGAAGGGCGACTATTACACCGACAAGCAGTGCCGCGAAAAGCTTATCATGCGTCTGGAGAACGATTTCCGGCAACCGCTGCGCAAGTGTATCCGCAGTTTCGATCAGGCACCTATCAGCGTACAGGCGTCTATGCTGGATCTCTCCTATAATATTGGGACTGGTGCGGCTTGCAAATCGACTGCCGCCCGCCGCATGAGTGATCGGCAATGGCGTGCAGCCTGCAGCGCGATGACTGCTTTCAATCGTGCCGGAGGCAAGGTCGTGGAGGGTCTGAAAAAGCGCCGCGAGTTGGGTGACGCTCTGCGTATCGGAGAGCTGGAACTTTGTTTGGCAGGTCTGTGATGTTCGGCCTGCTGGACTACCTCAAGATCGGTGCAGGTTGCGCCGTCGGAATCGTCCTGGCTGCGATCTATTTTAACGGTGTGCCAGTTCTCAAAGATCTTCCCTATGTGGGTGCTGTGTTCGAGGGGCAGGCAAAGAAAGGCCTTGTTCCCGGATTTCAGGCGGCGGCGCTGCGGGCTGAACTCGACGAGATGCGACGGCAGGTCGGGGCTAACGCACTTGTGATTGAAGCCTACCAGGTGCAGTTGCGGAACGCTCGCGCAGCTGAGGCCGCACAGATCGAAAAATCTGAACAGGAGATAGCGGACTATGAAAATAAGCTGGCGGTGGCGGGCCGTGCCTGTCTGTTTGATCGCGATGATTTGCAGTTCCTGCGCCAGTGATCGACTGCTGCAAGAGGCTGCTGAACAGCAAGGCAGGGCGCAGGCGCGAATTGTTCCCGTTGATTATCCCGATGATTGTCGTGAGAAAGAGCCGCATGCGCCATTGATTGAGGGGGCGGAAGTCCGCTCCATCCTTAAAAGGGAGCGAGCGGCGCTGGATAGGCAGAATGCGCGAACGGATCGATGTGCCGAATTCTATGACAGCTGGGCAAGGGGGCTACGGTGAGGGAAGGTGCGATGCGGTTACCAAGCAAAGGAAAGTTTGAGTGGAATTTTAACACGCTGCTGCAATTGGGGCAGATCGCCGTCCTCATCCTCGGTGGTGTGACGATCTGGGTCAACAGATCCCGCGATATTGAAGATCTCTCGAAATGGAAGCTGTCTCATGAGGCTTATCATAAAGAGCGTCTGGCAGAGGTTCGCGAGGAAAAGGGCAAAAGCGATCAGCGGTTTCAAACCATAGAGGCTGATATTCGCAAGCTCTCCAGCAATCAGGAAAGTATGAGCTATCAGATCGCCTCGAACTCCCAGGCGATCAAAAGCGCAGCAGATAATTCGAAAGAAATACAGGAAACATTGACGACCGTGCGCGGGGATGTGCGTGTCGTGATGGAGATCCTGCAGCGCCTGGAGGCTGGACAGCGCCGTCCTTGATTATAAACCATTTGCATAAAAGCCCGCCCGTCAATCGACGTGGCGGGCTTTCTTTATTCGTATTTAGATCTGCATGAAATCATATATACGGGTCTTAAGAAGGCTATCAATGAAGTCTTCCGGTGATACTTGGTTGGCTACTGCTCCGTCGTGAAGGATTTCCCTTGAAATAATCCACGGTCCCGCTGCAAGATGCCCGTCACGTTTGATAATTATGGTGACGCCGTGCGAATCTTCATTCGCTACTGCGGTGTATTTTTTTTCATTGTGTTCGAAATCCACAATAGTACTCATTCTAGAAAACTCCTTCGCGAGAATTTAAAATCTCGCACAAAAAATAATTGGTTTAAAAAATCAAGTTTCGGCTACCCGGATGACGCTTCATATAGTTTAAAAAAACTTTCTTGAATAGCGGATTGTTTCTCTTTCTATGCTAATCCTCCGACAAACCCGCTCATTTCTTGTAGTCTCACCATGGCCATGCGCATATGACCGTGACAGCCCCGCGCCTTGCATCTGACCTTCGCTTCGATCTCATCCAGATATTTTTGCGAACGATCTGTTCCCTCGCAAAGCAGTTGCTTTGTCGCGTAAGTCACGCGGCCGCATTTCTTACAGGTCAGTTCAAGTCGCTGCTCATCGTCCAGGTCTCGTACCTTGATCGTCGATTTCCAATTGCGCAT